CGGGACACCCTGGCGGGGCAACGATTAACTGCCGTTGCGCGGTCGTGTTCCGGCCAGTCGGGCTTGATGATTGATTGCCGCCTTTGCAAGTTTGCAAAATCGTGATAAGTTTCTGCAAACTATGCAAACGCAAAAGGCGCGCAAATGGGCATTCAGCATAAGGCGCTGTCATTCGAACTGAAAAAAGAACCAGACGAGGATGGCAGCTTTGAAGGCTACGCCAGTGTTTTTGGCGTTGTGGATCAGGGCATGGACGTTGTTGAACGCGGCGCTTTTCGCAAAACCCTAGGCTCTGGCAAAAAGGTCAAGATGCTCTGGCAGCACAACCGCGACCAGCCGATCGGCGTTTGGGATGAAATTGCAGAGGACGAGCGCGGGCTGCGGGTTAAAGGGCGCCTATCAAAGGACGTAGCCAAGGGGCGTGAGGCTATGGCATTGCTGCGCATGGGCGCGCTTGACGGTATGAGCATTGGCTACCGCACAGTAGAGGCTGTGCCAGAGGCTAATGGCCGCGTGCGCAAACTGATGGAAATTGACCTTTTCGAAGTGTCTCTGGTGACTTTCCCGATGAATGAGGCGGCGGTCATTACAGACGTTAAGTCAATTCAAACAGAACGAGAATTTGAGGCGTTCCTGCGGGATGCAGGATACAGCCGCAAAGAAGCCGCAGCGCTGACGTTGCACGGCTTCAAGGCAATCAGCGGGCAGCGGGATGCTGGGTCGGATGATGCGAAAAGCGAGGGGATGAAAACCCTCATGGACCAAATCAAACAACTCCAGGAGCATCTAAATGTCTGATGACATCAACATGAACGAAGTGACGAAGGCCGTCACCGATCTGAACAAAGGCTTTGAGGCATTCAAGGCCGCAGACGCAGAGCGCGACAAAGAGATCAAGCAATTCGGCGCGGAACTACCCGAAACAAAAGCCAAGATCGAAAAGATTGAACAGACGCTTGAGGCAGTCCAGAAGGTCGCAGACGACGCAGCACTGGCGGCAAAGCGGCGTGATCGGCATTCAGAATCCGGAGACGTGGATCTTGACCAAAAGGCCGCTAAGTGGGCGCGTCAGGTCACAGGCGATCGGGGCTTTGCTTTTGATGCAGAAGGCATGGACGCATACAAAAACGCGTTTGATATGTATCTGCGCAAAGGCGACCGCACCATGGGCGCTGATGAACTCAAGGCGCTTTCTGTAGGGTCAGACCCCGACGGCGGCTATGTGGTGAACCCTGATATGTCGGGCCGCATTGTCACTCAGGTTTTCGAAACGTCGCCAATGCGGGCCTACGCATCCGCGCAAACCATCTCCACAGACGCTCTTGAGGGTCTTTACGACGACAATGAGTTTTCCGTGGGATGGGTTGGTGAAACGGACAGCCGTCCGCAGACCGATACCGCACAGATCGGCAAATGGCGCATTCCGACGCATGAACTGTATGCAATGCCAGCGGCTACGCAGAAAATGCTTGATGATGGCGAAATCAACATGGAAGCGTGGACAATCTCGAAAGCAGGCGGCAAATTCGCCCGCGAAGAGGCATCCGCGTTTGTCACCGGAACTGGCGTTGATAAGCCGCGCGGCTTTCTTGATTATCCCAACGGCACTGCGTTGCGCACGTCGATTGAGCAAATCAAGACTGGCGTGAACGGAGCATTTGCAGCCGCGCCAAATGGCGGGGACGCATTGATCGACGCGCTGTATGGCCTGAAAGCGCAGTATCGCGCCAACGCGGTTTGGTTCATGAACCGGGCCACCACAAAGCTGACGCGCAAGCTGAAAGACAGCGACGGCGCTTACCTGTGGCAACCGGGCATTGCGGCGGGTCAGCCTGCTACTCTGCTGGGCTATCCGGTCGCAGCGTTTGAGGATATGCCAGATCCGGCCACGGGTTCTCTGTCTATCGCAGTTGGTGACATGCGCCAAGCGTATCAGATCGTTGACCGTCAGGGCCTCAGCGTCCTTCGTGACCCATACACTGCCAAGCCCTATGTGCTGTTCTACATGCGCCGCCGTGTTGGTGGAGATGTGGTCAACGGCGAGGCTCTCAAGCTGATTGATATGTCAGCATAATCAACATGATCGGGCGGTGAACCTGCCGCCCGACATTCCAAGCGCAAAGGGGTAAAACAATGCGTGACTATATTTCGAACAACTCAGGTGTTCACCTGACCACTGACACCTTGGCAGGGACCACTCCTAACGCATCGGCTTGGCTGGATACGCGCGGATTTTCCGCTGCGGCTATCGAAGTCATCACCGGAGTTGTAACTGACGCGGGCACAGCCGCAGGCTTTACTGCCACCATGCAGCATTCCGACACGACCGCAGCAGCCGACGCGGTTGACGTTGTGGCAGCGGAAACGACAAACGGCACGATCGCCGTGACTGTGACCGACGACACGGACGACAACGTTCTTGCTGGCGTTCTGGGCTATGCAGGATCAAAGCGGTACATTCGCGTCAACTATGTCGGCACAACCGGAACCGATGCAATCGTGACCACCATGGGCCGTCTGGGTAAGCCGCACGTTGCGCCGACAACCTACATCGGCACCGCAGTCGCCGCGACCTGATTTTAGAAGCTGGGCGGCATGTTCGCCCAGTCACTAAGCGCAGGGAAACCAAATGACCAAAGCCAAAATTACCAAGCCATACCGATGCGCGCCGCGCGGATCTATTGTTGAGGACTTCGCGCCAGGATCAATCGTGGCTGGCAAAGTGGCGGAATGGGCATTGGCAGACGGCGCGGCAAGCCGCATGTTTGACCCGCGCGAGGAAACAAAGATCGCCCCCCCGCCAGAAGCAAAGAAACGCGGACGGCCACGAAAGGTCAGTAAATGAGCCTCAGACCGCCGCGCGACCTGTATACATATCGAGGCCACAAGCAGACCGTTGCGCCAGCGGTTGAACCTGTCACGGCATCGGAACTGCGCGCGCTATTGCGCGAAAGCGAGACGGGACTGCCAGACGCAGAGGCGGCGGACTATATCGCTGAAGCGCGCGAAATGGTTGAAGAAAACACCGGGCTTGCCCTGATCAATCAAACGTGGCTCTTGGCTTTTGATCGGTGGCCGGGATCATCCGCAAACGATTGGTGGGATGGCGTTATTCAAGGGCCAATCAACGAACTTCAAAGCTGTGACGGGCACGTAACCTTGCCGCGCTATCCGTTGTCCTCTGTGACGGGCATCAACGTTTATGATGAGGCCAGCAACGCTACGGCGGTTGATGTAGCGGCTACCTTTGACGTTGATATATACCGCAAGCCTGGGCGTATCGGCTTAAAGTCTGGCAAGACGTGGCCGATTGAGACGCGCCCGACGAATGGCGTAGAAATCACCTATGTAGCTGGTTATGGGGCGACCGCTGACGATGTGCCCGCTGCTCTTAAGCGCGCTGTAAAGCAGGCGGCGGCGTATCTCTACACTCATCGCGGGGATGATTGTTGCGACGTTGATGCCGTGGCATCTGTGGCGGGGATGCTTAATCAATACCGGGTGGCGCGGATTTAATGCATACGCTGGCATTTGATTTAACCGATGACGCTTGGACTGAGATACTGGGCGGCAATAATGCTTTGGCGCTACAAGTCTACACCGCTCAAAATGTTCGCTTGCATTTCAACGAAAGCGCGACAGCACCAGCGATTGATGCGGCGCATATACTGGTTGAGAGTTTCCCGCCACGGTGGGACTTTGAATGTCAAAGCCAAGTTGGTCAGGCGCGGGTATGGGCAAGGGCAGCAAGCGGCAGCGCGTCTATAACCGTTGTGCGGAGGTCCATTTGATATGGCAAAGTGTTGTGGATCAAAAAGCAAATACAGCGCGGGCCAATTGCGGGAGCCTGTCACGTTTGAGCGCAAGACGCGCACAGGGGACGGCTCAGGCGGGTTTACAGAAGCATGGTCAACCATTGCTGGCGCGCCAACTAGGGCCATGGTGAAGGCTCTGAGCGGCTCTGAGCGGTGGGCATCGCAGCGGGTTGAGGCTACAGCATCTCATAAGATCGTTATTCGATATTTTGCAGACCTGAGTGCAGCCGATCGGGCGGTTATTCGTGGCCGCGCGTATAATATCCGCTTTGTGAATAACGTTGACTTTGCGGATCAGTGGCTTGAAATCACGGCGGATTTGGGCGTTGCGGTATGACGACGACGATCAAACTTGACGGCGGCGAGGAATTGCAGCGGGCATTGCGTCGGGCGTCTGACGAGGTGAAGGAAGCCGCATCAAAAGCGGTCATGGGGACTGCATTTGATTTAGAGGCGGATGTTAAGGATAGCCTGCGGCAGCCGGGGCGGGGTACGACATACTACAGGATTTATGACGCATCGACGGGATGGACAAACATTTTCGCTGGTGACAGTGAGGGCTATGTCAGATCAGTGAAGGGCCGATTGAACCTTAGCGCGACGCACACGGCATCAGCGGAGGGCGATCCGCCGGCCAAAGACACTGGCCGACTTATTGGCAGTATCTACCGTGGCACTATGGGGAATTTGACTGCCATCGTCGGAACCAAACTAGAATACGCTGAACACCTCGAATACGGCACGATCAGCATGGCAGCGCGCCCATTCTTTCGGCCTGCGGTCGAGAAAATCAAGCCGAAATACATCAAGCGCCTTGAGCGCGCATTGGGGGACGCGCTGAAATGAACCTGACAGAATTGCAGGACGCCATTGTTGCGCGGCTTGGGGCCGTGACTGCCATCACTGACGCGCTAGGATCAGTCCCTGGTGCATATCAGACGCACGCGATTTATACCCGTGTTCCTCAGTCAATCAACAGCGAGGATGACGCGCCGTTCCCTTTCGTGACTGTTTCGATTGTTGCGCCATCGGCGTTTGATACAAAAACAGACACAGGTGCAGACGTAACGATTGATGTTCACGTGTGGAGCCGGGGCAATACGCTGGCGGTTCCGCTGGGTCTTTCAGATACCATTTATGACGCGCTGCATAGGTATGACCTGACGGTATCCGGCGCGAATGTCGTGAATTGCTTGTTCGAGAATGGCACGATGATAATGGACCCTGACGGATTAACAACGCACGTTATCAGAACGTTTCGGGTCACGTACTTCTTGACCTAACGCACAGGCTTTGCAACTTTGCAGAGGCGTGATACATTAGCGCAAACTTGCAAAGGAGTTTGCACCAATGGCAGCGGAAAGCGGTCGCGACCTACGGATCAGCTACGATCCGGGCGCAGGAATGGCGGTAGTCGCGGGCGCGCGCACTGACAGCCTGACATTCAACAACGAAGCAATCGACATCACAGACAAAGATGACGCTGGCGTGCGTACATATCTGGACGATGTGGCGCTCAAATCCATGTCCATGTCATGCACTGGCGTTGCAACCGTTGCGACATTTGCAACCCTTGCCGCAGCGGCTGGCGCAAGCGCAGCACTGCATGACTTCCAGATTGAGTTTGGCAGCTTTGCGACCTACACAGGATCTTTCTTCATCACGTCCTTTGAGGCCACAGGCGAGCAAGCCGACACTATCACATTCACAATGTCGCTGGAAAGCTCTGGCGCAATCACGGCAAGCTGATGAAGCAAATCAAACTGACGTGGAATGGTGAAACTGCCACGCTAAAAGAGGACCAAGTGTTTTACGCCGCAGATGCGGTTGAACAGGTCATTACCTTTGGCGAGTTGGTTCAGATGAGGACCACTGGCAGTAACATCCGGTTTACGCAGATCTCCAAAGCCTATGCGGCCATGCTGTCAGAGGCCGGGCTAAGCGTAACGCCTCGTGAGGTTCATGCGGAAATCATGAAAGCCGTGAGAACGTCAGACAAGGCGGAAAAGCTAAAGCTGGCACTTGAGGCAATTGATTGGCTGTTGATTATCCTCATGGATGGCGCGCCGGAAGAAAGCGATGAGGGCGATACATCGGGAAACGTGGAACCGCCCGCTTCGTAAAGTGGGCGTTTCAAAAGTCGGTTCATGAGTGGAATGTCTCTCCGTCTGAATTCTGGTCTATGAGGCCAAGGCACTTTTGGTATCTGTTTGAAATAGAAAAGCCAAAGGCGCAGAGAAACCAGCCGGGGAAACTGTCAAGCGCCGAAGTAGCTAGATTTAAAAGGCTGATCGAGGACTAAATGGCGCTCCCTGCACTTGAAATTGAAATCACAGCAGACCCAACGGCGGCAGACGTTGGGTTTAAGAAGCTGGAGAAAAGCCTAGACGGGCTAGAGGCGGCGACTAGAGACTACCAGCGTGCTCTTGATCGTATCAACACAGCCGAACGCGCTGGTGTTGTGACGACAAAACAAGCCGCAAGTGCAATCAGAGGCGCAGAGCAAGCATACGAAAGCGCAACCCGCGCAGCCGCAAATTACAGCGGCGCGCAGGTGGCGTTCCGGCGTTCAACTGGTGAGGCGGCGGCTGCTACTGGCGGACTGATGACCGCAATCGGGCGCAATAACGCAGTTATTCAACAAGCTGGTTACCAGGTCGGGGACTTTGCCGTTCAGGTAGGCGGCGGCACAAGCGCAATCACGGCATTCGGTCAGCAGGCATCACAGCTTTTAGGCGTCTTTGGCGCATGGGGCGCGGTTGCAGGTGCGGCAATCGCCATTGCTGCGCCGCTTTCTCTTGCCCTGATGGACGGGGCCGGAAGTGCAAAAACACTTTCGCAAAACCTAGAAGCCCTTGCAGAAGCCCTTGAGGCGGTAAACGCAGCGCAAGAACTCAGTAGAACATCAATATTTGACCTGACAGAGAAATATGGCGAATACGCGCTGGCAGTTGGTGAGGTTCTTGCAGCACAAAGGGAGATTGCAAGCCTAGAAGCCGAAATGGCACTAAGCGCCGCTGTGATGCAACTTTCTGACGCATTCGGCAATCTCAATACTGTGGTTGACGACATGGGGCAGGTTATTGTCCCGGGCGCTGAGGAAGCGTTTCGCCGAATTATCCGCACGATGGATGCGAGCAGCGATCAGGCATACGAACTTGTCAGTGCGCTAAAGGAGATGGGCAGCGCCGAAGGTCCAGAAGCACAGCGCGCAGCGATCAATAGAGTTAAGGACGCTTTGGTAGCAGCGACTGGCGGCGTTAGCGAAATGGACGAAGAAACGCGGAAAGTTTATTCCGCACTTCTGGATGCCGAACTTGCGGCGTCACGCCTTGCCGCAATTGATATTGAGAGCGGCATTGGTTCAGCAGCCGATTCAGCGGCTAGACTTGCTACAAACCTTGAGAATTCCGCCAAGGCTTGGGACGCTTACAATTTCGCAAAGCAACTGCCGCCGGGGATGACTTCCGGAGATGGCGTTAGCCTGCTTGATCTTGAGTATGAAGATTTCAGGCCGCCATCGGCAGGAGGCGGCACGTTCTCTTCGCGCGGAGGCGGAAAGTCTGGCGGAGGCGGGGGCGGCGGAACCCCTGACACGATCGGCGCGCTTGCAAAAAGTCTCATGACGCAAGGCGAGGTAATTGAAAACTGGCGTGCGGAAAGCCTCACTAAACTAAATGACTTCAACGCGCTTGAACTAGAAGCCCTTGGCGGACACAACGAGGCGCGGCTTAGGATTGAGCAGGAATACCAAAGCAAACTATCATCAATAAAAGACGCAGAACGGCAGGTCATGATCCAAAGCGTGCAGGGCGCCCTTGGTGATGTGGCGTCCCTAATGCAATCTGGAAATAAGAAGATATTTGCCATCGGCAAAGCGGCATCAATCGCCAATGCGGTCATTAGCGGATACGAGGCCGCAGTGGATGCATGGAAGGCGGGCATGAAGATCGGCGGGCCACCAGTCGCGGCGGCATTTACTGCGGCATCATTGGCTAAAACAGGAATGTTGATCAGCAATATATCGTCTCAACAAGTCGGCGGCGGAACAAGCGCAGGCGGCGGTGGCGGTGGCGGTGGTGCAACTGCGGCAGTGTCACAGCAATCGCTCATGGTGGATCTGCAAGTGTCAGGCAGAGGCGACTTGGCAACAGACCCTAGCGCGATCGACGGGCTGGCATCGGCGCTAATCGACAATTTCAAGGACCGGGGAATTCCAATTATGGTGCGGGCATGAGTATAGCAGTCACACCATCGCGCGCATCCGCGCTGGCAACCGCAGACCAAGAAAACAATCCGTTCTTCACTGGCGCGGCATTCTCCGGTACGGCGTCAACCGCCGGGGCAACAGAAGTGCTCCCTGCATCCAACGCGCAAAGCGGCACAACTTTTGACCCATGGACCGCAACAATAACAGGAACTAGCGCGCGCTGGAAAATTGACTTTGGATCAGGCGCAGAGCCAACTCTTGTCGCGCTTGCTGCGCACAATGTCGCAGACCTCGGTGGAACCGCATACGTGCGGCACAGCGATGATGACGTGTCCTATACCATCACGGGCGCAGGGGGACTAACACCAAGTATCAACGAGGCTCTGGCATGGCGTCTGAATGATGGATCGCATCGCTATTGGGATATCGTCGTAACGGGCCTAACCGCGTCTGACCTTATTTCCGTTGGCGTGATTTGGTTTGGCGCTGAAATCATAATGCCGCAGCGGATCTACCAGGGATACACGCCGCCAATCGCTCCAACACAAGTTGACCTCAGAACAAACGTTTCCGAGGGGGCGCAACTCTTGGGCAGTTCGTTTGCGGAACGGGGATCGACCTTTTCCACAGAGTTTAACAACATCACACCAACATTCTTGCGCGGCGCAACGTGGCAGGCATTCCAAAACAGATGGAACCAAGGCCACGGCTCTTTTTGGGCTTGGCGACCGACAAAGTATGGTGATCTGTTTTACGCATGGCGATCAGGCGGGCCAATCACACCAACCAACAGCGGCCCAAAAGACTACATGAGCCTATCAATCAGCGGGCGGCTTTATCATGAGTAGCCTTGCCCGCCAGCCGTTGCAGATCGTTGAAATTGACGTTGACCAATGCACACTGACCTACGGCAGTTCTCCCTGCACAGCGTCTGGTGCGGCTGGCACGGAATGCTTCAATAGCTTTAAAACATGCCAGGACCCGGACAACTTCGACCGAGGAACGCTCACGCTCAGGTTCTCAAAGAACCAAAAGACAGGCATCAAAAGCGAAATCATATGGCCTGCGCTGCAAAGCGTTAGCACCAATCCAACGCGCATCGCTCTTGGCCGTGTGGATGACAAGCTGGGCAGTTTGGGCAAGCGCGCGCGGGTGACTGTAAACTTGAAAGACTTCGCGTGGTCGGATCAGGTCACAGACCCTTACGTTTCTACGCGGACATATAATCCGGCATCGCAGGGCACTTATTTTGCCAAGCTGAGGGCGCGCAATCCATATTACTATGGGCGCGCATTGCGCGTGCGGAATGGATACGTCGGGGACGTTATCGCAGACATGCGTACCCGGCATTACATCATAACCGAATGGATCGGTCCAGATAGCAGCGGCAATATCAAGATCACCGCGCAAGACCCGCTCAAACTGGCAGATGATGAATTTGCACAATGCCCTGCGCCGTCTGTTGGAAAAACGCTGGACGGGTTCAGCGACAGTTATACCGGGACGCTAACGTTTGCCACGGCAGGCGACGGGACCGCCTACGGAACGGAAGGCCGCATTGCGATCGGCTCTGAAATCCTGTCATTTGACGGCGGCACGGCAGACACAATCAACATTACAGCGCGCGGTCTGGATGGAACCGAAGCGGCATCCCACAACGCCGGGGATACTGTGCAGCTTTGCTACAGGGTTGAGGCGTCTACCATCTACACCGTCGCAGAGGACTTGCTGACGACATTTGCGGGTGTTGACGCATCGTTCATTCCATCGGCAGACTGGGAAACGGAAATCAAAACGTGGCTTTCATCGGTACGGTTGACGCGAACCGTGGCCAAGCCCACTGCGGTTAGAAAGCTGCTAGGGGAATTGGCGGATTTTGGCGTTGTCTTTTGGTGGGATGAAATCAGCCAAGAGGTCAAGCTAAAGACAAACAGGCCGCCAGGGTATAATGAGACGTTTGCACAGCTAACCGATGCCAGTCAAATCCTAGAGAAAAGCGCAATCCGCGAGGATTTGGACGATCAGCGCCTTTCGCGGGTTCTGGTTTGGCATGGGTACATTTCAGCAAGCGACAGCGTGTCTGACGGCGAAAACTACAAGCGCCTTTTTGTGACGGTTGATGCCGATGCGGAAAGCGCGGATGAATATGACCAGATCAGGGAATTGGTAATTTTCTTGCCTTGGCTTGGTTCGGTTGGTGACGACGCTGTGGCATCGTCAATCGGCAATCGGATGCTGGCACGGTATCGGGACACGCCGCAGCGCCTGACGTTTAACGTCGATGCCAAGGACAGAACAAGCGTAGACCCCGCCGATCTTGTTGAGGTATCATCGCACACAATTCAGGACGTGTTTGGCGCTGTGGCACCAACTGAGATGCAGGTGACGTCTGTTGAGGAAACAGCGCCGGGGCATATGCTAAAGGTCATTGCCGAAAGCTATCAGTTCAAAGGGCGGTATGGGTTCATCACAGAAAACAGCCGCGCTGATTACGATGACGCAGGAACGACAGAGTTTCAAAAACGGGTCGGAACGTATATAGTGGACGAAAGCACATTGCTTTTCCCGGATGGCACTGGGCCGTATCAGATTTTCTAGGGGCGATGAATGCACGCTTACTTTCGAGACACTGCAAACGACCTACTTAAGCAACGCCCTAGTGAGTTGGCCAACAATGAAGGCGTAACAAACTTGCAGCATGTTTTGCGTCTAGCCATGAAGGACAACGACGCATTGCGCGCGGGCGTTGCGGTTGATGATGGTGAAGGGTGCCTGACTTTGGCCGATCTGGATTTAATTATGGATGAGATTGAGGACGCAGACTTGAGGCGATTGTTGAACGCGAAGATTGCGCGATTCATGGCCAAGCGCACCAACGCTGAACAGATCGACGGCGAGGTGATCGCATGACGACTTACCGCGCGATTGCATCCGCAGAATGGCAGCCCCAAGCGCCTGTCACGTCGGAACTTGTGCAGGCTTTGGCGCAAAACCACATTGCTGTTGCTGAGGGATCAGCCGGGGCACCGCGCATTGCCAGCCGCACGCTGTTTGTTCAGCGCACTGGTGCATCATCCGGCAATAGCGATTTTTCAGGGGCGGCAGAGTATGGCGGCGTATGGGTTAATGCCACAGCATCGTCAGGCGATCCGTCGCGGTCGTCAATTGCCATTTCCGTCAGTGATGACGGGGCCACGTTTTCCAGCGCGGTGACAATCATCAACCCAGCCGTTAGCGAAAGCTCAACTGTGCGGTTTTTTCTGGACTTTGCCACAGGTGACTATCACTTGATAGAGCAAAGCAGCACCGGATCTTCTAGCGGATCAAGCAGCACACTTGGATCATATCCTGCGGGAAGCATTACCCATGTTCGATTTGCGGTAACGTCAGTCGCTGGTGAAAATGCGCAACTTATCGCAGAGTTTCATGGCGGGGAGGCGGTACTGTGACCATCACAAAGCAAGACCTAATCCGGGAACAAGCCGCACACGCAAAGACGCGGGAAGCGCTTGCGCAAGCACTTGCGGCACAGCCTGCCAAGACGGCCATTGCTGACGCGGTAACGCAGGCAAAAAAGGAAATGCAGATCGAGGTTCAGGCCGCGCTAACGTCAGTCAATGCAAAGCTGGCAAAAGCCAAGGCAGAGGCAAAAGCCGCGGCATCCGATGCAGAACAAAAGCTGACCGAAGCCAATGCAAAGTTTGCAAAGGCCAAGGCAGAGGCAAAACGCGAAAAGACAAAAGCCGACAAACTGGCAGACACAATTGACCGCATGAAGTCAGCGCCAACGCCCGAAAAGGTCACAATCAAAACGCGGGAAATCCCCCGAAAAACAGACACAGCCAAGATTGCAGAACTGAAAGCGCGCATCGACGTTCTGGAACGTGAGTGCAAAGCAGCGGGATTGGATGTGCCAAAATGAGCCTTGCAATCTCTTGGGGATTGTCTCTTGCTACTGGCGCGCAAGCAAGCCCTTGTCCCGTGTCGCTTCCCCTGAGCGCAACAAGCCAAATTGTGAGAACCAGAATGTCAGATTGTTGCTCAAGCCGGTTTGAAATGTGCATCCTGCAAAACGCAGACAAGTCATTCGTTTTGACAGACAGCACGTCAAGCGACTTTAGCACAGCAACCGAAATCACGTTTGATGTCTGGAATAGCATCTCTGGGACTAACCTTCTGTCATACAGCCTGACAGGCGGTGAACTATCCGTTGTGGACGATTACAAAATCAGCTTTACAATCCCCAACGCAGACAGCGCGGAGTTACCCCCCGGCAGGCGCTACGCTGAGGCGTGGGTGACATTCGCAGACGGAACCAGGATCGGCGCTAAGGGCGTCTTTATTGTCCAAGACACAAGAAAGCACGACGCATGAGCCGCATTAAATACAGACAGGTCGTCAGGGACGCTCAGGGGGACGCCACAGCAGGCGCTCTAGTCACCGTGCGGGATGACGCAGGCAGTCTAGCGACGATCTACGACGCTGCGTCTGGCGGCTCTACGCTGGGCAATGGGACAACATTCGTAACTGGCGACGGCGATCCGGAAAAGGTCGGCGCGTTTGAATTCTGGATCGAGGCTGTAGACCAAGGTGATTTTTCAATCACAGTAGGCTCTGGACCAAGCGCAGACACATTCCCGGCTGTAATCGGGGCAAACATCGCTTTGCCTTCCGACCTGAGTTTTCAGGGTGGATGGGATGCCTCTGGCGGGGCATTCCCTACATCAACCACGGCTGGTGAATATTGGGACGCGGAAACGGCTGGCACCATTGACAGCGTGTCCTTTGCTATTGGCGATCAGGTAATCGCGCTGATTGATGGCGCAAGCACAACCACATACGCGGCGAACTGGTATAAAAAGGCTGGTGGAGTTGTTACCCAAGCCGACCTTGACCTAAAGGCGCCGCTTGCATCGCCTGCCCTGACTGGGACGCCAACAGCGCCAACAGCAGCCGCAAGTACAAACACAACCCAACTGGCAACCACTGCCTTTGTGCAAGCCGAATTGAGCGGATACGCCAGCGAGGCATATATAGATGGCAGGCTTGATGTAACTGAAACAATCGGGCGCGGAGTTACTCCAGTTTCTGGCGGTGGCGCGGCAAACGCTGGAACATACGCATTCGCAGATCCTGTTGATTACGACGGGACAATCACGCGACTGCGTGCATATGCATCAACAGGGGTCACAATCAAGTTTCGACGCTTCACCCTCCTGTCAGGGGAAATGACGCAAGTTGGCAGCGATACCGACGTTGCATTGTCGGCTGGGGCAAACGATATTGAAGTGTCAATTTCAGTAAGCGCAGGCGATCAGATTGGGTTTTATACCCCGGCAAGCGGCGTGAACTTTGACAGCGCAACAAGTGATAGCGGTGGATATTATTACAGCGCGGGGGATGTAACAACATACACAGATGGCAGCGCGCCGCGCACGACAACGCAATTGCAGATCGGCTTTGACGTTGAACAGCCGCGAATTACATTGGCGAGATTGGATGAAATCGAAACTGACGTTGACGCCAACTTCGCAACATCACGAGACGTTAGTGACGGCCTTGGAGATATTGCAGACGCAGTTTCAACTGACGTTGAAAGCTACCCGGCAACGACGCAATTTGGCGGGACAGCCTTTGGTGAATACGCGGCGGCGCTTTTGCTGGACGGAGTAGCAACTGGAACCGTAATCAGAGACCTAACCATTTACCGCCAATACGTGGCAGGAACCGCGACAAAGGTCCGACTGGAGGTCTACCAACGGCCAGACGGCGAGACAGAAACCATTCCCGAAAACTGCACCCAGCTATTCGAGCAGGATTACACGCTGGCCGAGTTGGGCTTGACGGCTGGCGGGACTGACCGCCCGGACGTGACGTTTACGTTTCCAACGCCATTCATAAAAGCGGCTGGAAAGCACCTGGCATGGATGGTGCAGGCGCTGGACGTTTCCGACGCGGCTGTCAGCCAGTCATTCGGCTATATGGTCGACGCGGGGGCCAGCCAACCCGAGCGCGGCTGGTATCGGGCTAACGCATCATCGCCGACGTTCACTGCCCTGTCATCGCCCAATCGCTTTGCATCTTCAGTTTTGCGAACAGGCTATAGCCAAAGCAAAGGCTTTCTTGCTCTGTCAGATGCCGAAACGACAATTGACGGAACCGATGTGGTCGTGTCCGGCTCCGTCACAACGCGCGGCACAAAATCGGCATTTAGCGGTACTTTGTCACCGTCGCTTGCCGCAGCGGGCAAAGAGCGCATGGACTTGATCCAACTGGATCGCCTGACACTTGGACTGTCATTGGTCGCAGGCGACGAGCGCGACGAACAGCTTGACAGCTTGGAACACCAGAACGCGGCGACAGCCAACAATCTGATCGTTGGACGTGCGCGGGTCACTGATGCAGCGGTTCAGGCGGTTCCCGTGGCGGATTTCCGGGGGCTGGTCAGGATCGGCACCGAGGGCGAAATGGCGTACCATGTCCAGAGAAACCGCGACATTTTGCGCGCCCTTCTGAGCAAGGCGCAGCGTGCGCAGGCGATCAACCTCGGCGGCTATGGTGACAGCATCACAGCAATCCAGAGCGGGACGCCAGCCTATACCGCAAATGGAACCGTGCGTGACCGGGGCCATAGCTATCTGTCGAACTATCCGGCAGACAGCCTTGCGCTAGTGCCGCTCTATGACTTCTCGGACGGGGCGGGAACGGTTCACACAAAACTGGGCTGGAACTGGTCGATAAAGGCTGCTCTGGACGCCATCGCAGGTTCTGAGGTCGTGACATATCTCAATTATGGGATTGGCGGGACCACATCCCAAAGCACAACAGACAACGGGCTTTTTGCAACTCGAATTGCAGAGCCTGTAGGCGACAGCCTGGACGCGGTAGTAATTGCGTTTGGCATGAATGAGCGTGGCCAGACTTACACCTATGCCAACATCGTCAACATGGTGGGGCAGTTTCAGGCGGTCGGGACGGCGTGCGTCGTCATGGGATGCCCGCGCCCCAACGCAAACCAGAGCCTGAGCGCGTGGCGCTACACGAATGACGCGCTGGAGGCGGCAGCGATGGACACGGGCGCGGCCTATGTTTCAACGGCGGCGATCGCCGACGATACGACGCTGGGCGGAATTGGCGTGCCCGCTGAGGCGCTGGCGTCTGCCAATACGACCACGGGCGGCAACAATCATCCCGGCATCTGG